GGCTCCGTGCTTAAGTGCAACACCTTGGAGTTACCAACTAAGTTGGTACGTTATGTGGGCAGAGTGGGTAGCTCTGCTTTGTCCTCATAACTCCTCCAGCCTACTCAAGTAGGTCAGGAACACCGGTTCGTTAGAAATCCGGATTCCTTCTTTCCTCCATAAGGGACTTTAGTCAATGACTGTTAGCTTTCGTATTAGAGGAGGTCAGAAACCTTCGTATCGTTACACCGTCGGAAACGGCGTTGCGACGACTTCGGATCTAACTGGCTTCTATGACGTCGGCTATATAGTCGAAAAACTCACCTCTGAAAAGCACATTTTCGCAAATCGACCACACAAGTTGTCGAAATGGGAAAAACGCTATCTCCAATACTATGGAAAACGCGACTTCGGCGGACCTTTCTCGGTCCAAAGAAGGGCTTCTCAGGTGGCTCCGGCTTACATACAATATGCAAGCTCTAACCCGTCGCATGTAGGATCCTGGTGGGACTTTCGTGGGAACCTAGTTCCCAGGAATGCTCCGCTTGGTCTACCTGCTCCGAGTTCTGTTCCCTCTCTAATCTCTACGCCGCTAATGCGCGGTAAAGGGATCGAGGGTTGGAACAAGTGGAAGCCCACAGCCACCCAGGTAAATACTGGGCAGGCGTTAGGTGAGTTGCGCGCGATAGGTGGACTACCTATCAGTCCTAAAATGATTCAGGAGATTCGCGAGATAGGAAGAGTTTTGCGACACCCGTTGCAAACTCTCCGTCACGCGACTCGCACTGGAATACCTGGTCATGACGCTTTGCGTTATGCAGGCTCCGGTTACCTGGGTTATCAATTTGGGATCAAACCTTACGTTCAAGATATCATGGCGTTGGTGAAAGCCACGCTTGATTTCGATAAGAACCTTAAGCAGCTCGCTAGAGATAACGGGCGGCCGGTTCGACGTAAGGGTCGCGTGTCATTGACTGAGACTGCGACCGAGGTGCACACTCAAAGCTCCATTCCAGGAGCAATGCTTCGTCCTGCCTTGGCTACGCAGATCTTCACTGGCATCTATACCCAAGATGTAACCACATCTCTATCTCTAGAGTTCTGGTTCTCTGGTAGATTTCGTTACCATTTGGATCCTTTCCGTGAGCACGGTTTAGGACCCATTCCGGATCGCGAGAAATACCAGTTGCAACGTATTCTCTATGGGGTAGACCCCACAGATGTGTCACTAATCTGGGAATTGATGCCGTGGTCCTGGCTGATCGACTGGATTGTACCAATAGGTCCAATGATCCAGAATCTGGTCAACGACCAGACCGATCGCCTTGTGGCTGATTACGCGTACATAATGGGGAAATCACTCTCCTCAGAAAGTACCGTGATCCGGGGGAAGTTGAAGAATTCTCCTCCGTTCACTGCGTCTTGCTTCGTCTATGACGAAGTAAAACAGCGCATGGTAGCCAGCCCTTATGGATTTGGCGTGTCGTTCACGGGATTCTCTCCGAAACAACTCGCCATCCTAGCTGCTCTTGGCGTGAGCCGATAGTCGTTAGGAAATGCCCCTTTCACATTGTGTGTGTGGGGAAACCTCCTAAATCAAGGAATCGTGCCATGCTGGCCGACCCTCAATCAGTCACTATCAATGCTGTAGCTCAATCGCTACCTGCCATTGCCCGTGGCGTCAACACTTCCACCTATCAGAAAGATGATGGAACTGTTAAACTGTCCTTTGCCCATCAATACGGCAAAAGGACTCGTCGGACCGCGCGCTTGGACTTTTCCAAGATCGTGGCCGATCCGCTCGTGCCTGCAACGAACCAGAAGGTTTCGATGTCGGCATATCTCGTCATCGATCATCCCATCACTGGGCTGACGAACGTCGAGATCAAGCAAGTTGTTGATGCGCTTACTGCGTATCTCACTGCTTCTAGCGGTGCCAAGGTGACGTCCATGATCGGTGGTGAATCGTAACTTCGGAGATACCTCAATGAGGATCATCGAAATCCTGTTCATTCTCGGTCTAGGACTCATACCAGGAGTCGTTGTCATGGCCTTCTTTCTCGGCCATGGCTGTACTCCTGCTGTATGATGGCTGCTAGGGTCGCACATGGCTATGGATGCTTGAGCCCCCAATCATCAGATTAGGAGTAAGCATGAAAAGCCTTATGCGATTACTTGAGTGTGTACTTGCAGATGCAGGTACATGGTGTAGCACTAGCACCACCCGTGACTTTGAAACGGTCACGAGACGTGTCGAACACGAAGGGATATCGTTTGTCACGATTTCTCTTCCATCCTTTTGTCAAGACTTCGAGAGTTGTCTTGAGAAGGGCTTGGTTGACTCTACATGTTTCTTAGGCTTTAAGAGACATGGGGCGCTCCCCGCGTTTTTGCGAGGTTTGCTCAGTCAGGTGTTCGACGCTAGTGATGGTACCTTGCTCAAGGAAGTGAATCACCTTGCCGTGCATGCAGTCCGACAGGTCTGCTTGCTTAACAAGAAGGTTCTACTTCCATGTTCCAAAGAACGTGAAAGGAAAGCCTTTGATTCCTACCTTGAGACTGACAGGTCAGTCGCCGCGTTTGAGGCCTCTCTTGAACACTTCTGGACTTCTAGTCCAGATAATGATAGAGCAGCTTCAGATGCCCATGCCTCCTCGGAAGAGTCTCGAAAAGGAGACTCTACTTTGGATGGACCTTCTGACGGCGGAAGTGGTGACACTTCCGCTGTTCCGGTCTTCGTCGGTAAAACTCCAGTTGAACTCAGTCACTTCTCAGAAGTGTCTGCTCTCCTCTGGGGTTCTCTCTTCACAGCTGACTCTCTTAGAGTTGACGCTGGAAGAGTTCTTCCGAAGCATGGACCTGGTGCAACTGCAGAACGTCTTCCTGCTAATGGAAGATTTTCTCTGCGAACATGGCACCAGCGACTTGATCACTGGTTTCCAGCTGCTGACTTTGTTATCCCTAATTCGGGATACATTGACGAGTTAGCTGGCGTCCAGTTTGTCTCCCCGGAACAAGAACAACCTGTAAGGGTTGTTACCGTTCCTAAAACGCTGAAAGGCCCCAGAATCATTGCGATAGAGCCCGCATGTGTGCAATACACACAGCAAGCTCTTCTGGAAATTCTGGTAAAGCGTCTGGAATCTTACCGATTCACTAGTGGATCAGTAAACTTCTCGGATCAAACCGAGAACCAGAAGCTGGCCCTTAGCTCCTCAAAGGACGGTCGTTTCGCAACGATCGATCTTAAGGATGCTTCGGACCGCGTTTCATCCCGCCTTGTCTGGCAGATGCTAGAGCGTCAACCAACTTTTAGGTCGATGGTCTTCGCCTGCCGCTCGACTCGTGCGGAAGTACCAGGAAAAGGTATTCATAACCTCTCCCGGTTCGCGTCTATGGGGTCAGCTCTTTGTTTCCCGATCGAGGCTATGGTTTTCTATACC